CCAAATCCCAAGAATGCCTTGTAGATAACCACACGCTTGCCTTCAATCTCATAATTGATTAATTTGTTAACATAATTATTGCCTATGCCACTGAGGAATATGCTAAACTTACCAACCTTAACATCAAACTCTTCCGTTAATGGGCTGAATCCAATAAAGTCGCCCTGTGCTGAATAAGTGTTGTTAGTGCCTGGTGCCGTAGGACTGTTGAATACCAAATCAGCCCCACCACTGCAGAGATAGACATAATCATTATTACCTTGTGCATTTTTTAAATGTAATTCAACGCAATCAACAGCAATGGTATGATCTCTATAGTATTCATTACGATTGGCTGTGGTATAAAAACTTTTCATTTACCAAACTTCCCTCATTTGTAGACTTAGACTGGTAAGTCCACCAACACCTACATCCCATTCCTGCACATTTTCTGCTAACACAGCAGTAAAATAGATACCATTGATATAGACCTGTGTGTTATTTGGCACTGCTGATTGCAATGGACAGCTGAAAAATATTGTGGCATTGCCACTGGCTTCTGCCTGCACTGCGGCCACTGCTTGGTAGACTTTGCTGTGATTTTGAAATCCAATAAAATCACCAGCTGCTAATATGTTGCTTAATGGTGTAGCAAATTTAATTCTTATGCTGGTTGCACCAATTGGATAAGCCTGTGTGGTAAAGATGGCCTGTGTCTGTTGCAGACCACCTAATTTACTGTAACTGATTTTAGGCAATGCAATTAAAAAACTAAATTGACTGCCTAATGCCTGTGCAATATATCCCTGCACAGTGCCTGCCTCAAGTGGAGTTAAATTGGGATATTTTACTTCCCAACTATAGTAACTCACGCCCATACCAACACGTCTTAGCTTGCCAGAAAATGTTTCTGATGTCAGCGTTGGTGTGTTAACTTTGAAGTTGACTGTTTCAAAGCTGGGACTTGATGGATATAACGATTGTAAATCAGCCATTACGCGATCTCCTTTTTTATTCTACAATAGATTTGTTTTCTACTGTATTCTGTTTGTTCTATCGCAACATTTATATCTTTGTAAGTCTTACCTTCTAAAGTTATAGGTTTGCCTACTCTGCCGCCTCTATATGTCGCTCCAGTCTTACTACGACATTCTCGAATATTATCTCCAAAAGTAATTTTTTTGATATTAGATAACTCATATGCACCAACATCACCATGTCTTCCCATAACTAGTTTATTTGCTCCAACACCGCGATTTTGAAAATCTTTACCCCACCAATTACTCCACTCTTCAAATGTTAATTTGAATTCAATGCCTCGTTTTTTAGCATCACCTTTTTGTTGTGTGTAGGCTTTTTTCATTTCATTCCTCACATCATACTCCTTTGTCCACGTTCTAGCATAGCATCAGATATAATCTGTTTGATAACGCCTTGACGTGATGTTAATAATTGATCAAAACCTTGTGTGTCATTGGCAATAATTGTAAAAGTAACATTAACTGGACTGCCACCTTGTAGATCACTATTTCTAGTTATGCTGCCAGTTGTTGCTGGTGTAAACAATTCTGGTCCACTTTCACCAACAATATATGGTTTGCCACCCATAACAGGTCCGCCAAGAGCACGACCTGAATACTGTTGTGAACGAATGGCTGCAACCTGTGCCATACCAGCGGCCACTGCGGCAGCGGCAGCAATTAGTCCAAATGGCCATGGATAAGTGGCCAATGCTTTAGTAGCACCTTGGTAGGTGTTGACCAATGCTGATGCAATGGCCAATGCCTTGCTGGCTTCAAATGCTTTCTTATTCTGTGCACCTAATGTTGAGAACACTGTGGTCATGTTGTCTAGAGCAAATTTAGTTTTATCTAAATCACTTTTCTTTTCAAAGGCCACACGATCTGCTGCTATCTGTTTTTCTTTTTCTATCATGCCCTGTTTCTGCAGGAATTCACGATCTTTTTCACTGAGTGCCTGTGCAGCAGCACCTGCTTCTGCACGTAGAATACGATCTATTCTATCTAATTCAACTTGTGTTCTTTGTTCAGCTATTTGTTTGTCAAAGGCCAAACGATCTAATTGTTGTTGACGATATAGATCTTCTTTGGCTTTTATGATAGCTGCTTTTTGATCTTCAGTTAATATAACATTGTTTAATTGAGCAGATAGTTCAAGTCTATCTAGATCTTCTCTTTCTTTGGCCTGTCTTTTTTGAAGTTCATATAATTTGTTATTCTTACCTATCTCAGCGTCAATGGCTCTTTGAACACTTCTATCTAAACTGGCTTCTGCAACTTTACGTAAATTTGGATTTTCTTTTAATTCTTGTTGTCTTATTCTTCTGATTTCTTCAGCAGTCTTACCTTCCATTAATAAACGGAAGTCTAGTTGTTTTTGCAATGCCTGTTCAAATGCAGACTGTTCAGCAAGTATATTACTGAATACTGCCTGTGTCTGTTCTTGTCTTAGATTAATTTGACGTTTAAGTGAATCTTCTTCTCTTAATAGATTACGTATGCTCTGCTCTTGTGCAGGCAATAGATCTAAATTTACTTTCTTAAGTTTTTCTCTTTCTGTGTTGACTACCTGATTGATTCTAGCTTCTTCTTGACCATTTTCTAAAATGTCACGTTGAAATCCAACCTGCACTTCCATTCTAATAATGGTATCATTTAGTGCTTCTAAGGCCTTTTTCTGTGCTTCTGCTAATTTCTTTTGTTCTTCAGTGACTACAGATACCAACTGACCTTCTTTGGTTAGTTTAGTATTTCTTTCTTCAACAGCAGCAGTGATCTTGTCGTTGCCTATCTTTTGCAGTTCTGTAAGATCCAACACATCACCCATACCACCTACAAGATCAATACCAACTGCATCTGCTAATATAGCAGCACCAGCTGCCAATAGACCAATTGGTGTTCTAGATAGTATAACATTAAGACTCTTAGCAGCTATGGCAGCACGACCTAATTGTATGGCAAACTGTGCAGCACCTACTATCAATCTAGTGGCAATGATCGTGCCTAATATTGTGGCTACGTTGACCACAGTATGCACAACAGATTTTATAGCCTTCCAAATACCTTCAAATCCACCTGCTTCTTTGATAGCACGTTGTATCTCTGTAACAATGCCAATAACCAATGGTGCTATTTCTGCCACTGCTTTCTTAACACCAGCATCCCACATGATGGCCAATTGATCTACTGCATCACTGGCTTCATCTAGGGCCACAATATCTTGTTCAGTAACACCCAGTCCTACTGATTCAGTAATAGCACGAACCTTTTCAAGTTCTCCTGCTACTTTTAATATTGCTGGACCTTGTTTACCAAACAGTTCCATACTCAATGCCACACGTTGGGCAGGATTCTCTACTGCCATCAGTGCTTCACTGACTCTACGGAATTGTTCGTCTGGTCTTAGTGCATTGATCTCTTTGATATTGAGACCCAATGAATTCATTGCATCAGCAGCAGGTGCACTGCTCTTGATCAATCCTTCATAGATATTCTTTGACAGTTTTTGTATACTGGCATTCAGTGCGTCTGCACCAACACCTGCCAACTGTGCAGCATACTGCATCTTTTGTAGACCAGCAGCTGATACACCTAGTGCATCGCTGGCATCTACAAGATCACCAGCAGCTCCTGCAGTCTTTAATATGGCAAAGGTCATGGCCGCAGCAGCACCAGTGACTATGCCCAATGCTGCCGCAGCCTGTCCGCTAACTTCCTGCAGATTGCCTAGCGAACGTTCAAAATTCTTGATATTACGTTCAGCGTCTCTGGTGTCAGCCGTGACCTTTACTGGAATTTCTGTTGTTGCCACTATCTGCTCCTTTTGTTAGCTTTCTTTATTTCCTTTGATTCCCAATTGTAGAACGCTGCCCACGTTTGGAATTCTTCTACTGTCATATCAAATACCTGCTCTAATGTCAGACCCAGATCTTTGCCTAATCTACAGGCAAACATCAAATCTGGATCTGCTGTTAGTTTTTTTCCACTTTCTCCAAATCTGTTTCTAATTGGCCAGCTTCATTAATATCACCAACCACACGAATAATCACAGCTGGATCTACTTCATTTAACAGAGTCATCTTGTCTGGCATGGTAAACATCTTGGTGCCATCAGCATTACGTGCCTTGACAATAAGACTTTCAACCAATGCTTCCACAGTCTTGCCCTGTTGTGTTAATTCAATTAATTTACTCTGCTCTCTTAGAGTCAATGTTGGTTTGAAATAGATATCACACTGCCATTCTGGCACGTGAACTTTTTTCATGTCACCACTGATCTTTTCTCTAAAGTGTGCTGTTGCGTTTTCTAATACTTTGCTCATCGTAATTTTCCTTTGACTGAAGTTAGTGTTGGCCCAATAATACCATTTGGGGCCTTTTTGCTTTTAACATATGGTTTTTCAAGGTAACCAACATATGGCACTTTATTCTCAACTTCAAACCCATCACGACCCATGCGTTTGGCCCAACCTTCTGAGGCCCTGCCTGTGCGTTTGGGAGTAAAGTTGGGTGCTTCTGCCACAATCTCATCAGCTACTCGCTCCAAAAAGCCACGATACTGCTGCTCTACATCACGTATAGCAGCAGCAACATCGCGAACTTCAATCTTGATTTCCATTACTTGACCTTATACCGCTGTGGTAGAGAATGCAGTTGCACCAGTTCCTTGGAAACTGATACTGGCTTCAACCATACCATCCATTGAACTGTTGACTGTGTAACCAGTTACGATTACATTGCCTGTGAATGCATAATCACTGGTGCCTGAATAGTTTTGTTCTAGGTATAGTTTTACTGCTACTCCACTGGCACCTACTAGACCAGTAGTGGGATTAAATGTTGTTTCTGCTGCATCAAACTCACTAGGATCAAAATAAATGTCTGCGGAACCACTGAATGAACTCATGCCTTGAACATAGGTTCTTACATCTGTGCCCATAACACTGGTTTCAATTGTATCAGCAGTTAATTCTACTGAAAAGTTTCTTACTGCGGCGACAGCTACACCATTAAGTGTAACACCACCGTTATTTCCTGTTAAAGTTGCCATTATCTATCTCCTTAGGCTGTGAATGTGCAAGCACCAGAACCTTGGAAACTGATTGATGCTTCAACCATACCATCCATTGAACTGTTGACAGTAAAGCCAGTGATAATACATTCACCAGCAAACTTTTCTGCTGTGTTGTTTAAAAATAATTCAATGGTCACTGTGCCTGAACCTACTGCAAGTCCAGTAGGATTTAGTGCTGCAATTACACTTGCACCACCTGTGTAGTTTACGTTATCAAAATAAATGTCTGCTGATCCACTCCAAGAGCTCATACCTTTTACATATGTTCTCACGTCAGTGGCCATTGTGCTGGTTTCAATAGTATCACTGGTAAGTTCTACTGAGAAGTTGCGAACAGACGCTACGTTGGTTAAAGTTCCACTAGCGTTGTCAATCTTGACAACGCCATTATTGCCAGTCAATATTGCCATAATTAATCTCCTTTGTCTATAGCATTGTCAAGGGATTTAGCTGCGCCCTTAGACTTCGCAGGGGCTTTTAACACTACTGTGTCCAAAAGCGTAACCGTTTTGTCAGCAGGTTTGTGTTGCGACCATCCTGCTGCTTGAAACATATCAATTTCTTCTAATGGAACCCACCGTTCCATAGCATGTTTATAAACTCTTATCTTCATGTTGTTGTCCTTAGATAGTTGTAGTTCACGCGATAGGTAACCACAAACTCAGCCAATGGTGGCATGCGTTCTATGATGTCAATACGTATTACTTGACTGTCAGTGACTCCATTGCTGATTAATTCTCTATAACGTTCGCTGTCTAATGTTTCTTCAATGCGTTCAATGAGATCATTGCGTTTGCGATCTAGATCATTACCGCGAACAAATCCACGTATCTCAAACTCCAGTGTGCCCATGCGGCGACCAACACCTGGTGTGCCCATGGTAATTGTTTGTCTTGTTTCTAATATGGCTGTGATCAACACAGCGGGGAATTCTGTGATTGCTAATTCTAATGCATTGAATGGTTCTCTTGTGACCCTAACTGGTGTAGGATCCTGCATGTCTTTGAGAACTGTTTCAAGGTTTTCAGCAATCTGTTGACGTAGGTTTTGTGCCATTATCTAGTTAACCTCAATGCATTCACTGGCTTTCTTTCAGTAGCTTCATATGTGCTGTCACCATCTAGGTCATACTGCACACCTTCGCGTAGAATGAGATCCATTTCATGCTCAAAGCGGCCCTGATAATATTGCATCATTTGTTGAAACTTATCTGGTTCACCGCCTGAAAATTGAGTTAACTTAGGACAAATATGATAGGCCAATGCATGATAGACAGTGGCCTGTGTGAATTGTGATGCCAGCAGTTTATTTGGATCAAACTCTACGTTTATAATACTAGGGAATCTTTTTTGATAGGCTTGATACCAGCGGACCTTTAGGACTCTATTGATTTCATTTGAACTTTTGATTAGTTCTGCGTCCCAATCTAGTATTCCATAATCTTGAATAGTAGGATCTTGTTCTAGTAAATCGTCAAGGGATGCGTATTGAGTCATGGTGGTTTGTGTCCTTCACAAATAATCTGCTGTCACAAGTCCTTCTTGTGATAGTGTATTTAGCTGAAGGGGTAAAAATGGGGATTATATCAAGTGATATAACCCCCTAGGGACTCAAATTTAAAGAGTAGTCGGAGAACTACATTGATATTTACCTTGAGGTCTGAATCACTGCACTAATACCACCAGTAGAGTAATTAGGCACCACAACGTAATTGCCACTAGGCAGTAGAATGTTAGTGGGCAATGAGGGTGAACCAATGAAAGAACCACCAACGGTAGTAGAAGAACTGCCTTTAGTAATTGGAGACCCGTAAGCAGCAGGTTCATTGGTTCTAAAATGTGCAGGACAGTTGCTGGGAGTGCGAGCAGCTTCTGGCACTTGACGACCCCAGAAGTCTGCACAACTAGCAGCCCAAGGGGTCCATGCCATAGCATTGGCACTAAACAAACAACTGATTAAAAACAATTTGGTTTTCATTTTATATCCTGACTTGTGTTAATGTTCATATAGTATATGGTCAAAAGAAAAGGCTGTCAAGCAGCCTTTTCTCCAATTAGAGCCTATCTAATTAAGCTGGATCAACTAATGAACTGTCAGCAGTGATTTTCACACCATATGCATCATATAATTCGCCAACGCCATAGTGGCAGCTGCCAACAATGTCGTCACCAACATATGAAGCACGACGCTGACTTTCAATTTGAATGTCACCAATCATTGCTAGTCCTAGTGCATCTCTGTGGAACACAGCACCAACGTAGTCACCAGCAGTGCCAGTGTCAGCGATGTTAGCTGATTCAAATACAGGAACACCAAACAATGTGCCAACATAGCCAGTGGCCATTGCTTCGTTTTGGATGATACCAGCATTTGGGTTAGCAAATGTGTTGGTCAAGTTTGCTTTCAAGTCATAGGCAACGTATGGATTAACCACACATGCTAGAGCATCGCCAGGAACAGCAGCAGCACGTAGACGAGCAACTGCTTGTGCTACTAGAGCTGCTGACATTGCTGTTGAAGCACCGCCAACACCTACAGAGAAACCACCAAATAGAGCTAATAGGTCTGTGTCAATTTTACGAGCAATTGCTTCGCCAAATAAACGACCTACGTCTGCTACCACATTAGAAGCAGCTGAAGCACGAGCTAGGTCAGTTACCAATGTGCGAATTGCCACTGTAGAAACAGTTAAAGTTACGCCATCAGTAGAAACTGTGCTGTCGCTAACTTCGTTGCCTTCAGTTAATGAAGCCGCAGTAGCGATTGGATAACGAGGAACGGTAATGGTTTTACCATTGCTTGCTGGGATACTGAAATTCTTAACGAGACCGCGCATGATACTGCGCTCGTTTGCTACAAACATTGCCTCAGCAACAATGCTTGGTAACAGGTCATTTAATGTTGTGGTCGTTGCGGCCATCTTAAATTTTCCTTTTAAAAAATGTTAGGCAAGACCATTGGCCTTGCGGTATTCTTTATATATTGCTCTATGTTCTGGATTCTTCATGTCCAATTTTGTTGGATCAATCTTGTTACTAGAACCTGGCACTATATTGGATTTAGCATTGGTAGTGGCAGGTGATGCTGAAACAAAGTGTGGATTCTGTGTCAAAAATTCATTGACCAAATCTTCTACTTCATATGCAGAACCGTTGTCTTTATAACGAACTGCACCATCTGAACCTACTACTTCTACTTCACCCTGATCATTCAAGCGAACATTTTGACTTAAAAGTGATCTGACCTGCTCTGGTGCTACTGCGCGATTTTTAGCTGCGGCACTGAGTAATGGCGTATTCACTTTATATTCTTTAATGATCGCATCACGACGCTGAATCTCAGCATCTTTTTTTGCAGCCAATTCCTGTA